TTCCGAATGCCTCAGCCGTAGCTGTCGCAGCCGTAGCGAAGAAGTCGTCTACCTCAAAGTAGACGGGGTATGAGGGGTAGTTACCGGCCGAGTTCGCCCATCCAACCGCACCTCCTGAAACCTGCAGTGCTGCGGCGGAGTCTACTAGCTGAATGAGCCAAGAACCGGCAACAGCCCCTTCCTCAGTAGCTCGGGCACGAATGGACGTCGGATTCGTCCCTACGGTCTCAAGTTCGATAAGGTACCGGGACGCAGGATTGAACTCGAGATCCGGAATGACTATGGCCGACAGTGTTGTTGCGACACCTCCGGAATGGTACCCGACGATGAGGAAGCAGTTCCCCGAGCTGTCGATGGAGAACTGCCCGACGTAGTACGTCCCCGCAATGTCTACGACTCGGGCAAGTACTCCGGCATGGGAGAACCCGCTGCTCGGAGCCCCGGGGAAGCGCTGCCATACCTGAACGTGTACGTCCTGCCCCGTTGCAGACATGAGTGCGGCGAAATGGGACTGATCAGGCAGACTGTGCCGAACACGAGCAACAGAGCCATCGGTCGAGTAGTCCGCTCCGATGCTCGGAGCCAGTGTAATCGCCGGTCGAATTACGAACCCGATGCTCAGGTATGGTGAGTTAGACCCTCCTGATGCACGTGCGGTTGATGCGAACGTCTTGTCGGAGATCGGGACAGCGGCTCCGCCGATCTGGGCGTAATCCCAAACAAACGACCCGTCCAGGCCGAGTGTAGTGTTTACCTCACTGATCTCATTCCACGTCAATCCGTTACCGGTCAGCGTGTCGACGGAGTCCGGAGCCGTATAGTCATCTGGGACGATACCGAGGAGGACAACCATGCTTCCGGCTTCTGCCGTAAGCGAGCCTCCGACCGGAACTGGGAGATCAGAGTTGGTTGCCGTCGTTCCCTGGAACCACGCAGTTGCGACCGTAATCGGAGTAGCGTTGGCACCTCGGGCGATAAAGATCTGTCCCAGGAGAGTATCGCCTGCCGATCCCCCGCTGGGGACGAACACTGGTGCCGCATCGCCTGACTGCCAGAAGCGGGTGTAAACGCCAGCCTGCAGAGGTCCGGTAGCGTGAATTCCGGCTCCCGGCGGAGTGAGGAGCGTCCACCCGGCGGGAGTGGAGATCGAACCTGTACGGTTACGGAAGTACACGCATGCAACCATTAGGTCGCCGGCGACTAGTCCCGCGGGGAGCGTAACAGTAAGGTTCGCGTTGTTGGATTCGCTCTTGGCACTTACGCCGCCGAAGTCAGGTGGAACTACATCCGGGGGTAGTGATCCAGTGGCCGTGTATACCGAGTACGCCCCACCCAGATCTGAAGTGCCCAGGCCGGAGCCGGCAAGCGATGGCGTGCCGAATGCTTCTGCCGACTCGATGCCGACCGTGTCGGCATCAATAACGACGGTCCCTGTGCCCGAGGTCGCCGGAGTTCCGAATGCTTCCTGTGAGGTGATCGCCCCGACACTGGTAATGAACCGGTCAGGGATGGAGGAAATAACAAGGTCGTCGAGTTCAGAGATGACGGGGACGGTATTCGCCCCCTTGTAGAACTCGAACGCGAACGAGCCGGCGACCTGTGGCCCGACGTCGCCCGTATCAGTAACATCGATGTCCCAACCAGCAGGCTCGGAGTGCGTTTCCTTCCAAGCCTTTACCCGTAGAACGGTATTGTTTGCCCCCGAAATTCGGGCACGTACCAACACCCAGACGTTTGGCTCCGGCGCCCCCTCACGTGCAGTAATGTCCGCAGTTGCAACGCTGCTCGTCCCGCCAACCTCAAGGGTCAAGGTCCCATTATTGCGGTAACGGATGGTAACAAGGTAGCGATGCCCAGCCCCATCGTCCCGCAACAGAAGGTAGAAGTATTGGGTAGTTGAGCTGGCAATCTTGTCGCGGCGGAACCGGAGATTGATCTCCATGTCCCGCGTAGCGATCGGCAGTGTCGCTCCACCTCCGCCGTCATTGACAACCATATGGGTGAATTCGAACGCAGTGCCGTTAACCCGGAGCGCCGTACTTGGCTCAACGTATGTGTAGGGCGTCCATGCCCCGCCTACATCGGCATTACCTATACTGCCGGCCGCCTCGACCCGATTAAAGGCGTCACGCGCAATCGTCGTAGCGGCGAACGTAGGGGTACCGAACCCCTCGCCGCTGTCAATGGAGGGGGGTGCGATGATCTGGTTTAGCTTCGCGGTACCGAAGGCTTCGGTACTGGCAATACCCGAAGCACTGATGACTTGTGTCGTCTTGGTTGCAGCTACGGAGTGCCAGGTAAAGACGACAGGAGCGTTGTTGGTTCCGCTGCCCAGCCGTGTCGAGACGTCGATCATCTCGCTGGGGAACAGTAGTGCGGGTGTTGTATCGACTGCGTCAATTAGCCAGGTTCCGGGTTCAGTGTCTCCATCATTCCAAACCCGAGCGCGAATCCGTACCCCTGTAGCAACACCGCCCGAATACTCACGCACCGCCTGGACACGGAACCAGTGCTTAACCCCTATTGTATGGGTAACACTACTGACCGTAATCGAGGTAACGGAGATGTCGGAGCTGCCGTTCCAGTGAAGCGCTTGGGCCGAGATTAGCTGGTCGGTGTTACGGATACGGAAGTCGGCACGCAAGCTCTGCGCCCCGACTGCATGCACGACCATCTCGATGTGGGGGTTACCACCGCTCGCCAGCTTGTCCGAGGATACGGCGAATAGGAGGTCCTCAACCCCGTCCACAGGGTTGTCGGCATAGCAGTAGGAGTCGTTCGATGAGGCCGTATGTACAAAGACGGACCCATTACACGCCCCTGTGTCTCCCGTGTCCAGGATGGCATCGACCCACGCCGGTCCGACATCAGGAGTACCAACGACAGGAGACGTTGTAGTCCGATCGAACCCATCCTGGAGGAGTGTAATGGCAGTAGAGAATACCGCAGTGCCGAAGGCCTCTGCCGAGGCGATCGCGCTTGGGTTCAGGATGCTTAGAACGTTAGCGACGGCAGTTGTACCGAGGGCCTCAGCGCTGGCAATGCCCCCTGCGCCGGAAATGGTCTGTGTTAGTGACGCCTTAAAGGTGACAACAGCTGCCGCCATCTGGTCGCTACCTGCGGCCAAGGTGACTGTTGCCGATACTGCCCCCGTCGAGGACAGGTCCTTCTCGGCGATCGTCAGTCCCGCGTTGCTGCCGTAGAAGTCGGTACCGATCCGGGTGAAACCACTATCCCACGATGGCGTCTTGCCGCCGCCCGTAGAGTCGATCGTAGCGATGGCGAAAGCAAGCTCGTCGGCCTGTGCCGTGGCCCCGGTCGTGCCTGTCGCGAGCGAGGACACGTTGGCGTTGGCGCTGTCGTTGGCGGCCGCTACGTCGAACGGTGATGCGGCATTGCCGGTGTAGACGGCAACGGCCATGAGCGAGTTGTTGCCGGTCTGGCCAGCCCCGCCGTACGCCCAGACGATGTTCGTCTCGGTGCCGTCGCTGATCTTCCACGCGAGGTCGCGCGTTGTGCTCGCACCGATGTACGGACTGCCGACCCGGGTGAAACCTGACGGTACGGCCAGATCCGCGCCCAGGTTCTTATCTCCGCCGATCGCGGCTACGATCAACGACCCGACGGCCGGCGCCGAGATCGTAGTCGTGTTGGCGACGAGAGAGACCGCCTCCTCGTGCGTGACGAACTGGACGCGAGTCAGCGGCATGTACTACTACCTAGAGTACGAGTCTGACGCGATGATGGTAACCGTGGTTCCGCCCGGTGGGGCGATACCAGCCGGAGAGACGGTCTGCCGGGAGATGTAGATGGTGGCTGTCCCGAACGTCTGGGCACTTGTAATTCCGGTAGGAATAAGCGTCCGCGGTGTCGTGCCAGAGATGGGACCTGCAGCCGCGAACACCGCCCCGCCAGGCCCCGTTCCCGCCAGGATGCCATCCTTGACAGCAGTGGTCATGTAGAAGCTGGCTCCGGCCCCGTTCCTGTTACCGCCATTAGTGGAGTTGAGGGCAGCCATAGTACTCTTCTCACCCAGGAACGCAAACCGCGAACCGGAGGTCCCGTCAGCAGTCGGCCACCAGAACTGGTTCAGCCACCCTCCACCCGTAGTGAAGATGGGGTCACTCTCGTTCGCCCACCCCAGTGCGATCCAGTTGTTCACGTCCGAGATGAACCAGTTCTCGTAGGCCCACAGGTTCTGTCCAGCTGTCCCATCTGAGATTCCGGGACGATCAGGGCGGTTCTGTGCGAAGAAGTTGACCCCGATCAACCCACCCTGGACTACGTTGTGATGAACGGAAACATCCTTCGACGACGACACCGTAATGTTTCCATTACCGTAGTATGCGGAGCCGGCCTGGGATGCGGAGCCGCCGTTATGGTGGGCGTAGTTCTCGTAGATCTGTCCGCCTGCGGTTACCTCGCAGAAGATTCCGCTCCCCGCATTGTCGTGAACGTCGTTGCGCCGGACGATCCAATTCGCGGTCTGGGGGTTCGGCGGGACGCTATCGGACCACAGCCCCGGACCGATGTTGTTATATACCTCGTTGTTCTCGAAGATCATACCGCTGTGGCTGATCCCCTTAGTGCCCCCGGACTCCCAGCCTGTACTCACAATGACAAGCGGTCCACCGGCATACAGAACGTATGGGGCAGCCGGCGAAGTGGCAGTACCCCCCATAAAGGGCTGCCACGGACGCGGTTCATTCGCGTGGTGGATTAGCGAGTTACGTACAACGCACCCTGTCCCAATTCCGCCGAAGTGGATATTTAGCGAACCGCCGTGGTGGGTATTTACGCCATCTACGAGGGTGTTGCTTGCCCGTCCGGTCATCATATTACGACCGAGTGCGTAGGCGTACTCGCCACCGAGAATCTGGGTTCCGGCCGCTGAAGGGTCGATGTACAGCGCCCCTCGATCATCGCCCCCTACGTTGTTGTTCGCGTAGATACACGTTGCGTTACGGACAATGGTATTCGGGGAGAAGATTTCGATCCAGCGACTCCGGACCATAGTTCCGCCTACGTCACGACCATCAATGACCGCTCCGATGGCAAAGTTAAGTTCCAGGGTCTTGGCCAAGGGGATGATGACGTGCTCGCGGTACGTACCGGCTGAGACGTTGATGATGTCGCCGGTTGTCGAAGCTGTAACAGCAGCACCAATGGTAGCGTGCTGTGCCGGTACTGTACGGATCGCCATGCTATGCGTCCACGACGATCTGGGCTGTATCGGTTGCCACGGCGGGTGTCTTAGGAAGTACTGTTCGCTGAATCCAGATCACGATCACGGTATTCGGAGGCAGCGTCACCAACTGTGGCGCCCCCGTTCCACTCGTGAACGTTACATTGGTCGGCTTGTGTGTAGGGGATGCAATCCACTGGGCCTGGAAAATAGGAGAGTTGTAAGGACGCTGCCCAACTGGGTCAAACCCGAAAGCGTACCGCGCACCAGCCATCGCGTCGATAAGGGTGACCCTAACGTTTGCTGGGTCTGTTACCGACTTGTTCCGGAGAGCAATCGCCCTGTAGTCGACAAGTCCAGAGGCAGACATCGGAGGCTTGATTCGTGAGAACAGCCCGTGCAACTTCCCGGACTGAAGGGGAGTAGTCGAAACATACTGCCCGCGCGACTGACTGGGGTCTGGTTGCGGCACAGAAAAGCCCTGCACTCCCTCACGGACCGTAAGGTAAAGTTCGAAGTCGGCCTGAGCTAGGACCATGACGCCCTCACCGCGGGTATACTTCCGTCACGGTAATATTGAAGTGGCACAGAGTTGGGTTGAAGGGGATAAGGGTGTCATCCCCGATCTCTAGTGCCACCTGAACGTTGTCAGCGGTCTGGAAATGGTCGGTAGCCAGCATCGTTGGGAACGTCCCGCTCAAGGCTGCATCCGCCCATGCATTCACAAGGGCGTCGTACACGCTACGCTCCGCTCCGCGGAAGCCCATCCGGTAGATCCAGTTAAACGATGTCCGCCTAACGCGCAGCACCCCTTCAACCGTTCGTTCGCGTGCCTCAAGTGTTTCGGGGCCGCGGGAAGGGTTAGAGGCCACTGCAGGGGCAGGCAGTGTGACCACCGTTAGATCGGGGAAGGTAAGGACTACACTCATGCTATCCTGTTCCTGCCACTGTTCCTGGTCGATGCGGCTTCAATGGGTAGCCGCGGTTGTACAGGTGCTCCTCAATCGCCTCGGTAAGCTCGCGAGCGTTACGCATCCGGTCGAGCTTACTTTCTCCTGGACCTGCATGGTAGTGGAAGTTCTCGATCAGTGCCCCGCCAAGACCCTTCTGCTGCGCCTCGGTCAGAACCAATTCACCGGCCCTAGCGAGGATCGGGACTTCTGCGTTCCGCATGCCTGGAACGTATCCGCCCTCGTGGAACCGCGGAAGCTTGATCCGTCCGATTCCCAGACCGTTCCAGTGAAACTCTGCGAGCTTCCCGAACGGAGTCTCGAGCCCGTTGAAGTGGATCTGAAGGCCGTTGATGCCGTCGATCATTGCGTTGACGGCACCTTCGATAATCTCCACCAGGGTGTTTGCGAACCCCTTCCCGAGTGAGGTTGCCATATCGATGCCGATCTGGCCGATCTTACCCAGGATCCCAAAGATCTGGTCCTGCAGTCCGCCCGGATCGAAGATGACCCCGAAGAGTGTTGCAAACAGCCCCTTCGAACCGTTCTTCCCGAAGAGGAAGTCACCGAAGCCCCCAATCAGGCTCAGTGCAACTTCGTTGCCGATCTTCAGGATGGAGTCGTAGACGTCGCCCCACTCGATGCTGGTAATGGCATTGACCAGTTGCGGAATGATACCCGTGTCTTCCGCGATGAAGAAGTCAACGAGGCCTGTAAGGAGGTTTTCCGCGACCTCGCCGCCCTTCTCCACGATCGTCGTGAAGACCTTGCCCCAGTCGACTGATGCGATCCACCCAAGGAACTTTGCAATCAGGCCATCACTGCCCAGGATCAGATCGCCCATACCTGTGAGGAGCTTGCCACCTACATCCTGGCCGACCCTGATAAACTCCGGAATGACGTCGTTTACAACCCACATTCCAACGCTTACAAGGAACTGACCGAACTGAGTAAGTACCGCTTCCCAGTCGATCTTTCCGAGTGCGTTGCCAAGCTCCTGTGCGTACTCACCAAGCTTCGGAATCGCAACGTCGGTGATCCATGTAATCATCCTGTCGAGGAATGCCCCGAACAGGTTGACGACTTCGGCCCAGTCGATACTGGAGATTAGGAGTGCGATTCCACCTACAAGGTTAGTGACGATGGTCGCGAGAAGCGGAATCCCCTCGTTAAGGGTCCAGTTACCAGCGGCAATCAGGAGGCGGGACAGAAGATCCAAGAACCCGAGGAGCAGTCCCTGGTAGTCAATCGACTGGAAGAACTGCTGGATGCCTGTGATGAGGGCAGTAACGAGATTGCCCAGCATCGGAAGGCCTTCATTCTGGAGCCAGAGGATCGCACCGTCGATCGCCCCTTGGAGCATGACGACGATTCCGTCGACAATCCCACTCGCCTGACCGCCGAGCGACTCTGCTGCCCCGGGTGCGGTCAGTGTACCAAAGATCTGCTCGAGGAGCTGGCCCCCCAGATTACCAAAGGTAGCCCCGACAATCGCCCCCAGAGGGCCGGCCACAAAGAACCCGAGCACCGCCCCGATAGCGCTACCGAGCTGACCGGACACTGCCTCCATGTCGAACTCGATACTGCCGAAGATGGTATTCTGAAGTGCTGCCCCGATTACCGCACCGAGCCCTGCCCCGGCAAACCCTCCGGTGAGGAAGCCGAACACCGCCCCTACAACGGTAGGCAGGTTATCTCGGAGGAACCCCGTGAAGCTATCGACGAAGTCCTTGGCTGCCGCAAGCGCTGCCTCATGCGCGGCCTTAGCCGCCTTCTCTGCTGCATCAACGGTAGCCTTGGTGATGGCCGGGTCGGGCCGGAACGGGTCGGGGCCAAAGTCCGGCGCCCCTGCACCCTTCTTCCCCGCCTTAGCCTTTTCCTCGGCCTCCTTAGCGACGGAGTAAGCATCCTGGATCCTGGAACGAATCTCAGTCCAGATCTTTCGCTGCTCCTCAAGTTCAGCCCGCTGATCCTGGTAGATCTTGAGCTGGTCCTCAAGGGGCGTAATGAGGGCATCCATCTCGTCCTGAAGGGTCTGGACGATCTGCTCCTGCGCGTACCGCTCGTCCTCGAGAACTTCAATCTGCCGGGCGATCGTGTCGATCTGGGCCTCAAGGGGGGCTAGCAACTTATCGCGGGCCTCTTCAGCCTTGGCGATCAGGTCCTCGTAAGCCCCGATCTGGTCTTCGAGTCCCTCACGGTTCTCGGCGATCGCGTCCTGCTGTCCCTTGAGGACATCAAGGGCTGCATCGAACGGCTCCATGATCCCTTCGGCCGCATCCTGCATTGCCTCGAGCTGTTCCTCGAGGGGGATGGCGACCATCTCGGCCCGGAGTTCCTTGTTCTCGTTCTCCAGGTCGTTCAGCCGGATCACGTTGTCCAACGAGTCCATCTGCGCCTGAAGTTGTTCCTGAAGAGCCTCGTTTCCCTCGGCCCGGATAAAGGCAATCTCCAACTCATTCCGCTGGAGTCGCAGGCTGTTCGTCTTAAGCTTGTCCTGGGTACTCAGGACGTTACGAACGGCCTTGAGTTGCTTCTCCATGGAGTTGAGCTGGGCGTCGTACTGCTTCTTGACTGCAGAGGCCGACTTCTCAATCGCCCGCATCTGCTTGTCGATGCTTCGGGAGGCCCGGTCTAGTCCTTCGATCTGATCGTTGATGCCTTCGATTGCATCCTGGAACGGCTTGACATCTGCCTCAAAGGCCTCGTTGATGTCCCGTACCTGACGTTCAAGCTGTTCGGACGAGTGGCGCAGAACGTTGATCTCACGGTCAATTGCCTTGATCCGATCCTGCGCCGGCTTCATCTTGTCCGTAAACTCTTCCCGGACACTCTCGATCCGCTTCTCGAACTTCGCGATGGTCAGGTCGAGCGCGAAGATGGAGTCGTCAAGAGACCGGATTCGGCGGTCAGCGTATGCGAGGGCCGCCTCGAGTTGCTTTACCGTCCCGGCAATGACCTTCGGAATGCGTTCAACGGGGGTGAGATCAGCGGACAGGGCTCCTTCGACCCAGGCCTCGATTGTATTCCGACCGCCCTTGTAGATCTGGCTCAGGGGGCCCTTAGGCGGAGGCGACTGTCCAATGAGGAACCCGGCAATGAACGAGATGACGTAGCTGATGGCTTCCTGAACGTACATAACCGCGCCGTCCAGAATGCCCTGTGCGTATGACTGGATCGCGGCGAGACCGCCTGAGTACAGGTCGGCCCCAAACTGCATCAACCCGTCCCATGCCCCACCGACGGTATTGACGATAATCCCGGCAAGGTTCTGGGCTCCTGCAATAAAGCCCCGGAATACTTCTCCAAGTCCGCCGGCGACCAGCTCAGCAACGGCGAGAACCTTTCCGAGCCCGTCTGCAAACTGTCCGAGGGCGGACTGGGTATCGCCCGACCGCAAGATCCCAAGGATGGTGCCGAAGAGTCGCTTCGCTGCCTGGAACAGCGGTTCGAAGGCCTGGGCAACGGCAAGGTCGAAGAAGTCAGCAACGGCGACCGACAGACCCTTCCAGGTATTGATCTGACGGAGGCCTGCTCCCTGGAACCGGAGCATGTCTTTGACCATCAGGTCCCACAGCTCGCGCCAGTTCGCGCCGGTCTTCTGCAGGTGCTCGATCTTGGCCGCAGTCTGTGGTAGAATAACGCCCAGCTGCATCAGGGAGAGACGAGCGCGGCCGAACGGCTGTCCAGCCTGCAGTGCGGCATATGCACGAGCGACCCAGAACGAGATCCGTTCGAAGTTCGCACCTGTTGCAACTGCAGTGTCCTGGAGGAGGATCAGGTTCGCCTTGGTGTTAAGGGCAGCCCCACCGAACTGGAGCAGATACTGCGCACCCTTCACAACCTCAAGGAAGGACAGAGGGGTTTCCGCAGCAACGAGCGCCAGTTCCCCGACAAGGGCCTTGGCCTTCTCAAAGTCCCCGAACAGCGTTGCGAACCTGTATGTTGCGGACTCGAGCTGTTCGTTGGTACCCATGATGGCCTGGGTCGCCGTACGTGCAATGCCTTGGATGGCGCTTTCAATCGCCCTTGCCCCAAGGAAGGCAGCAGTCAGGCGCCGGACCGAGCCAAAGAAGCCCTGTACCTGCGCCTGACCGTCGTTGAGGGATTTACGCAGCCCCGAAGTGTCGCCGCGGATGATGACATCAAAGACCGCAAGCGTACTCAAGCGGAGTCTGTTTCCTCCGTTACCTCCGAACCCCCTAGAGCCTTGTTGGCGAGCACGATCTTGGCCCAGAACTCATCGATGTCCTGGGACTGTTGCTCGACCTCTACCTCATCGGGGGCGAACAATGCTTCAGCGTCCGCACGTTCGATATCCGAAGCCGCTTCCTGCTGTTCGATGAAGTCCCGAACAACCTTCCACCAGTCCGGAATAAAGGCAGCGGGGCTGACCTTCTCTTTAGGGGCATTGATACTGGTATTGACGAGCGCGGCGATTACGGCAGCGTACCAAATGTCGATGCGCCGATCGCTCCACGGTTCGATGTTGTCGAGTGCCATCCACTCGGCGAACTCGAGGGAGTCGACCCACGCCTGACACTCCTTGACGGACCTATGTCCGAGGTGCTTGGTTAGCTGGAACCAGACTCGCCGCTCTGGTCGTTTCCCAGGTCAATGGTGAGCTCATCTACGTCTTCACGTGAGATCCCGGAAAGCTTCTGGGCCACGTCGAAGAGGCGGTTGATCGCGGCGGCATTCTTGTTTCCAAGTGCCTCGACCTGCGTCCTGTCGAAGAGGAGCTTGTTGTCGTCGCCGATCGCGCACGCTGCCACAGTTCGTGCCCGGAAGTTACGAAGGTTCGCCTGCCGGTCCCTACCCCGACCCTGAATGGCCGAAGCCTCAAGGGCGTCACGTTCTCGCCCCGTCATAGAACGCATCCTGACGATGCCGTTCCACTCCGGGACGAAAACGTCCTCGAACTGCCTGTCTTCTTGCGCGAGGATGTCGGTAGCGCTAAGCCGCTTGACACCCGTGGCGCTGGCCTCCCGTCCAGTCGTCACTGAAACCTCCCTGTTCCTGTTCGGCGTTACGACGAGATCGTCGGCTGGCCCGAGATTCGGATGGTAACGGATGCCGTCTGGACACCCGCAACCGGAGCTGCGACCGACACCGACGTGATGTAGCCCTGAAAGTTCCAGCGCTTCGCCGGCGACGTCGGCATGATCATGCGGAAGCTACGCTTCGCGCGGCTGTTCTGGAGCGACACGAGGCCGGTCGAGCCGTCATGCGTCGCATCGTTCGGGTCGAAGAGAACGTCGAACGTCACCTCACCGGCATGCTTGAGGGTCGGGATGATCTCCTCGAACCCTCCGGCCGAGCTGTGGCTCGTCACGTCCTCGACGTCGGTCGTCATCGCCGGACCCGTGATATCACGGACGTGTGCGATGGTCGTGAAGCTTACCCCTCCCCCGTCATCGACCTGGAGAAGGGTACCGAAGGAGCTATAGGCGGTCATCTGACTCCTCTCTTACGCCCGCGGGAAGATGTTCGAATCGAGCTTCAGGACGGCGAACTTGATGTCGGTCGCTGATCCGACCGCATAAACAAGACCGCCGGACTGATTCCACCCCGTCGGGTCGAATGGGCCGAAGGCAGCGAAGTCGCCGGCTGCAAGTGAGTAGGCGGTGATGTCACCGGTTCGCCCGAGGTACGCGACGCTCGAGATCGTGACGGTCGCAGCGTTCGTGGCGTGGATGTTCCGGGCGAGGAGGATCTCACGGCCGACGTTGAGGAACGAAATCCCGTCGGCCGCAACCCCTGGACCCGTAAAGGTGAAGTCGGCCGCATCCGCAACGAGCGGAAGAGCCGCCGGGTAGCTTCCCGGAGGCGTGAACGCCGTAACAGCAAGGCGCGCCATTAAGCCATCTCCTCCGGGTGGGTCTTCGAGATGTGGTCGTAGATGAGTGCGTCACCCGTTCCGTCCGTCTTCACGGCGGTAAAGGGACAGTACGGACACCCGTAGTTCGGGAGCCCACTCCAAGTTCCGATCTGGTACTCGCCGTCCGCGACGAGCACTGCCGCACCGGCAGCTGTCAGTCGTCCCTCCGCGAACGCCTTGGCATCCAAGGTGCCGGTGAAGGCAACCTCCTGGAGTCCGGCACCCTGCAGGGCGTCGATGATGTCCTCCTTCTTCGCGTTGCCGTCAACCTCGAGGCCCGCACCCTCAGCGAGGGTTCGGAGGTCGTCCCGCTTCATTCCCTGAAGGACATCGTCCGTAGGGATGGCGGTGACGGTACGCATGGGCTCCGTCACATCGCTCGGAACCGTAGCTGCCGGAATCGTTCCGGAATGATCCGCCTCCGGTGGCTTGGGCTTCGACGGCGTCGCGGGGGCGCCCTCAGTCTGTCCGTCCGTCACGCTTCAACCTCCTTGGACACCGACATGTTGAACGCAAAGATGTGTCTTCCGTTCTGGTCTCGTCCTGCCAAGAAGACACTATGCTGGGGCATGATTCGGTAGTACCATACCCCATTGAGGTTCCGGTTAACGAACATTGAGAAGAGTGCCCATGCGCGCTGACAGCGCTTACGGGTCTCCTCGTAGTCTCTGCCGCGAGTACTCACTTGGACCTGCGGGTTTTCACTCACGACACCAGACTGGGTATAGCCAGGGGCCCCGCCCGGATACTCCATTAGGGTGAGCACCTCGTCGGGGCTTTCAGGACGCTGTCCAGGCCAGATATCGTGGGCAACAGTACCCATTCCGTTGGTGGCCAGGTAGTCCGCAAGGTCGTCAACTGTCAGGTTCATCGGAATCCACCGAATCGGATTCGGTTACCGATCCTGACCTCGCTGCGCCCGCTTTCGAACTCTTCGCGTGCAGGATCCTCAAGGTACTTTGCCTTGCCCTGAGGATGGATGGCAAGGAGATCCTCGTGGACGTAAAGGGCGTACGGGACTGCGTCGGATCCGTACGCTACTCCGCCCCGGAGGTTCGTTCCGTACCATTCTGGACCTTCGACTCGTCCTGTTGCTGCCAGGGCTCCAGTAGCGACCGGAACCTGCTGCAGAGAGCGGGCCAGGATGACTTCGAGTTCCTCCCGAACTGCGGGGACCAGCGCTGCATTGGCCTTCAGGCCGACAGTCTGAAACACCTGCGCGATGTTTGGCCCCACAACACGGATGTCGAAGTTCATGGTCGTTTAGGCAGAAGTGGTGGTCTGGCGGAAGCCGACGATACCGGTGTACAGCGTACTGAAGTACGGGCCGTTCTCGTCGTAGTGGAGGTCGACCTGCAGGATCGGCGGCTGAGTCCCGTTGGGGAGAGTCAGGCGATCCCGGATGTCAATGTACCTGGTGGTGAGTACATGGACGCGTCCGGTGGACAACTGCTCGATCGTCCCGACGCCGCGAACTGCGACGTCTGCTTCCGATGGGCGTGCGCGAAGCGTTACTCCGGGACCGTAGATAGGGTTGAGGTGCTTGTCCTCACCTACGTACGGCTCAAGGGTGATCTCGGCAGTAAACAGCTCCCAGAGGTCGGGGTCAACCCGTGTCTCCGGGACGAGCTCCGTCTTCCCTTGCGATACAGGAGAAGGAAGAGGCACTCTTCACCCTTACTATACGCCGTTAGGCGTCCCAGTACGATGAGCTGTAACGCGGATCCACTGTAACAGGTGGTCGCATGTCGTGGACGAGCCGTGTAAAGAACGGATTCGTCAGGTCAGAGTCGTCCACGTACGACTGCTTGTCGGTCCTGCTGATGCCACCCGCATAGGGCATTGGCACCCCAAGTCCAGTAGACGAGACTCGACCCCAAAGGTAGGTGGCAAGTTCCTTGTAGTGTTCGAACTTGTCACTTGACTTGAGGTCGAGTCGGTCAACGCGCTTATCAACGACCTTGGCGTACTTTGCAACGAGTGCGCTGGCGCCCCGAGCCGCCGCCCGAATGACGACGTCACCCTCCTCACTCAGGAGGAAGTAGATTTCCTCGTCCCAGAGCTCAGGGTTGAGCTCTTGGGTGTCCCCGAGGTAGAACCGAACGGCGTCCTTAGGAGACGAGTTCGGGTCGCCAGTGTACGTCCAAGTACCGTTCGGCACGATCGCCTACTTCTTGGCCTTGCCGGGAGCTCCACCTGCCTTGTGGCTGGTTCCAGCCGAATGGCTTGTGGAGCCCGAGGAGCTTCCGGAGCGGGAGGAATCCCCGGAAGCACCCTCGGCTGAATTGCCAGCTGGTGCGTTCGGGCTTTCCTCTTCGACCAGCGGCTTCTCACCGGTGAACTGAGGCTGCGTCTCGGGGTCGTCCGGCTCGTTCGGAGACTCGCGCCCGCCTGACGTGTCCTGGTGCTCCTCGGCGAGGGGCTTACCGCCGGTGAACTGTTCCTGTGTCTCAGGGTCATCCGGCTCGTTCGGAGATTCTCGACCCGACGAATCGTGCTCCTCTTCCGCGAGGGGCTTGCCGCCGGTGAACTGCTCTCCGGTTTCGGGGTCGTTCGGCTCGTTGGGCGATTCGCGCCCGGTGCCGTCACTCATGGAGCCTGGACCTCCAACTGGAGCAGAGCGCGGATCCTCATTAGGAACCACCTCTGCAGGCTCACCGGTTTCGGTGAGATCACGGGCGGGTTCGATCTCCGCCCCCGTCTCATCGAGCGGGATCGGAGGAGTAGTGAGGGCCTCGTCCTGAAGACGGTCGGCCTCCTTCTCCTCTGTCCGCTTCTTCTCACGGTTCTCGAATCGGCGGAGGGAAGCGGTCACCTGCTCGTCGTCGCGGACTGCCATAATGAAGCCGGAAGCCACAAGCTGCTCGGCTCGGTACGGGTCCTCGATGACATCGCCGGGGAACGCGGGGTAACCTCCGAACTTACCCCGCTGAATGACCCGGTACTTCCCCATGACTTAGCTCACGACGTCCGTGAAGAACTGACCGAGGTCAGCCGACACCAGCTTCATGTCGTAAGCCATCTCGCCCTCGATGCGATCGGAGGCGATGGGCTCCATGCGGAACTTCTTGATCCGCTGGCCGCGGGCGGCTGCGCCGAGGTAGCCCGTCCACACGAACGTGTAGCCGGCTGAAGGCGCGAGGATGCTCGGGGCCGGAGCTGCGTACGCGAGGAGCGCCGCCTTGCCGTACACGAACCCGATGTCGTTGGCGGAGCCTTCCGCGGCGATGTTCTGGATCACTTCCGGAACAAGGACGCGTTCGACGCCGAACGCACGGGCCAGGAGGTCTTCGGTCACGAAGCCGGCCTGGGTGTACTGGATGCGCTGGATGATCGACGGGTTGTCGAGGAGCGCATCGAACACGTACGGGCCAAGCACGAGCACGTTCGGCTTGTAGCCGGTCTGCTCGGCCATCGCCCGCACGCGGGCCCGGATGTCGACGATCGGGCTGGAGGCCGTCTCGTCCCACCGGAGGAACTCGTCCGCGCCGACGCCCGACGTGACGCCCACCTGGTCGGTGTTCGACCACACGGAGGGGCTGAAGTACGTCGCGAGCCACGAGAGCTCGCGCCGAAGCATGAGGTCTCGCATGACGAGGATCGTCGCGTCGCGGTCGAGGTTGAAGACGTTGTCCGCGGCGGAACGATCCTGGTCGGCGATGTCCTTGTGGACCGCGAAGACCCGGATATTGAACGTATCCGACTCCACGGTCCAGCCGGTGCCGACCGACTCGGTAGCCGGAGCTCGCTCTTCCGCGACGGTCCGGTTCCACTCGCCCTTCTTGTACTTCCAGTACGAGTTGGAACGAGCGTCCGATGGGACGACCGGGAAGACCCGGTCGGCAATAAAGGTGTCCAGGGACTGCAGGTAGGCGACCGAGACGTTCGTCAACGGCACGTTGACGTGAAGGTCGCTCCCGACGGGCTGCGGCACTGCCGATTACCTCCTGTTCAGGACGAGACGTTGACGAACGGCCCGTGCCGCTATTAGGTTGCGATGACCTCAGCCGTCCGGAGGGACGCCAGAAGTGCGTTGACGGTGGTGCGAATCGCCGCGACATCGGCACGCAGAGCGTTGAACTCCGCTTCCGTCGGGGACTCACCGCCGGTGATCGCCGCCTGGGTCATGGCCGCCACATCGGCGACTGCGACACCCTGGCCACCCGCACCGGTCGCTGCTCCTCCGCCGAAGCCGAAGAGCACCGAGATCACGATATTCGCGCCGGACGCGGCCATCAGTGCGATACCGACAACGTCGGGGTCCGCACCTGCGGTCACGACGCGACCTGACGCATCGACCTTCAGGCCATCGCCCGCGGTGATCGCACCACCGGCCACGACCTTGCTGATGCCGCTAAACATGAGCTCAGCGGCCTGCCCGCTACCGGGCTTGCCCTGGAGAACCGCCAGAGCGCGGCCGCCTGCGCCGGGAAGGTTGACCTTGCCGGTGGCGTCGATGTCGACGAACTTGTACTGGTGGGTAGACAAGTCAGCCGCCGTAAGGCGGGTGTACTTGAACCCCGGGACTTCGAAAGCGCCCGTCGCCACTTGGTGGGCCTCCTGTACTCAGTGCTTCCTGGTCGGTACGCCCGTGGCGTTAGCTGCGAACCGGGATGTCGCCGTAGATGCGAGCCCCCTCGGGAGTCGCCATGATCTTGTTGTAGGCGTCCGAGTAGGTCAGGGACGGATCCTTGGCCATCTCGCCGCGCGCCATCTGGTCGAGGCGGGACTGGGGGTCCTGCGGGCTCGTCGAGCGTGCGGTCGAGCCGCGCTCGGTGAACGACTCACCGACCCGGACCTTCTGGGCCGCATCGGTCATCTGGTTGCAGTAGCCCTGGAAGACGTCCGAGTCCTCGCCGAACTGGGACGCAAGCGCGTCCATCGTGGCGATGTACTCTTCGGGCTTCCCGATCCACCGCGGCTGGCCATCGAACTCGCCGCGACCCATGACGCGGTCGGTGAACCGGCGCTGTCGCTCGTTCTTACGAAGGGTCGTGAGCGCCTCTTCGGCGTTCCGGGCCCGCTCGCTGAGCTGCGCCAGCTGGCTGCTGAACGACTGGACGACCTCGGAGCGAGCCGCCTCGCGGGCTGCGGCGCGTGCCGCATCGAGCTGAGCGTTGTACTCGCCGAGCGTGAGGCTGATGCGCTCGCTCGACTGCTGCGTCGCCGCCGGAGCGGTCGGGGCAGCGGGGACACCCGGGGCCGCCGGAGCCGGTGCCTGAACCGGAGCCGCAACCGGCGCGGCCGGGGCGGTAGCCGGATCGATCGGCGCCGAAGACGGGGTCGGGTTCTGGATCGACTCCACTGGTTCTCCTTCTCCTTCCGTTGTGGTCCGGGAGTTATCCGGAGCCACCATGAGCGCCACTCCGTCCTCCGATGCCACAAGGGCACGCAGGACTCCGTCCTTAAAGAACGGACGCGTAGTGAGGGCACCTCCCGCGACTACGTCCCGATGGACCTTTCCGGAGATCGGATCGGGCCACGACTCGAACCACTCGGGACTGACGTAACGGAACCGGTCCTCGGAGATCGCCTTGACTCCTCGCGGAGTCCACTCGATCTCGGCATCGGCGCTGCCGTCCTCGTTGAGGTGGAGCGCGCGGATCCAGCCAACAGCCCCCGACTGCTTCGTGTCGTGCTCGAGGTCGAGGGGAATGTGTTCCTGGTAGATCTTGTCCGTGACCCCGGCGATCATACGGATGATCCGCTCTGCGGTCAGGTTGATCTCACCGTATGTAGGGTGCTTGTAGCGCCCTGGCCTGGGAATAAACGGAATGCGGGTGGGGACGTCGGTAGACGCGGATGCGAAGACGCGGTGAACGTCTACGAAGATCCTATCCCCGACAACCTGTTCCGTCACTGCGTTTCCTCAAGTGGGTTCCGCTCTACCCCCATTATAGCGGGGTCCACAGGGAAAACGCAATAGGGCCTTTACGGCCTACCTAGCACACTGTTGTTCTACTATTCTACAGGTCGCGGTCCAGGTCGAAGTTCGGCTCGGAGTCCGGCTCAGCCCCGGCAATGGCATCCATGACCGACTGCATGGTTGCCGGACTCATCGCATCCTGACGAGCCCGCGCCCTGGCCCTCCGGCGGCGTACTTCGTGGACGTGTTGGGGTCGGACACGAAGGGCCTTCGTGATCACCGGAGCGGCAAACCCCGCATCGAGGAGGGCGTGGATGATGGATGCCGTCTGACCGGGGATCTTCTCGATGATCACCTCGGCGGCGAATTCCTCTTCCTCTACGCCATCCGGCTCGGCGGCATTTCGTGCTGCAGGGGGCGCCGGGGGCTTGGCCTGGGTCTCAGGAGACCGCGTACGAGTAGGAGCACGCCTATTCTGTGCCCCACCTCCACCACCGGCACCAGCTCCTGCTCCTCCGGCCGCAGGTGCTTCAGCCGGAACAACGGTAACCGGCACCGGTGGTGGAACGCGGGTGGCATCAGGCCCGATCTTATACGGGTCGCCTCGAAGATCCGTCCCCGGATATCCGGAGGGCAGAAGATCCAGTTCCTCGCCTTCGTCACTGAGGGTCGGAAGGCCCGCCGCCTCCAGGAGGTACTGGGATACCGCCCGCTCGTTCGTGAAGTCGAACCCTGCCAACGACAGGCGCTGAATGAAGGTACCCAGCTCGTTGAGATCCGGCGCGGACATGTCGCCGTGAGTAAGGGTGGGAATGTACTTCGGCGAGATGTTGTTGAACGCGATCAGGGTCGGGATCGCGTTAATGTTGATGGTGTCGCACATGGAATCGAGGATGGCCCCGACTGCGCGAGCGAAGAGTTCGGTCTTACTTGAGGCAAGAGCGAACGACCCAACGGACTCGTGGCCAAGAAGGAGGAAGTCGGCCAGGAAGGACATCGCGATACGCTGGTCGTACCGCATGATGATCTTGTTGGTGTCGAACTGCCGCGCCCCACCAGAGGTCATAAGTTTGAAGTCGAAGAGCTGGTGCCCCTTATCGTCATGGGCCAGCGGGAAGACTAGGCCCTCGCTCTCGTCACGCCGGATCTGGGTGACGATCTTCTTGACCATAGCGTACAAGGCCTTCTTGCCATCATCGGCATCATCGGCCATATACTCAGGAGGAAGCCAGGCAGTCGGAAGACCGGCAAGGTCGCGCTCAATGCCGATGCCCTCGACCTTCTCGATGTTCTTCCTGAAGTACCAGGGGCGATAGGCATGGCGAAGAAGGGAGTAGCCTTCCGGGTTCCCCTCGACTGCACGTAGCCGGAAGTGCAGGGCCTTCTGAATCGGGATGTAGACCTGCTTGTATTCCGGTGGGGCCAGCTGCCACATACCGAGAGTATCACCGGTACCCGGATCGTATTCCCAACGGTCTCGGGTTTCCTGTCCTCGGACTGCCCATGTCCGCCAACCGATTCGCCCGTCATCATACTTGGAACTGATAAACGGGTCGGGGATTCCTCGGCTGTCCAGAACCTGCCCTTCGCGAACCTTGTACACCGTCTCGAAGTACGACCACCCGTAGGGGATCATCGACAGGATCTGGGAGAGCGTAGTACCCCAGTCGGGGCGCATATCCCCGAGACACTGGTCGACAAACTCGGCGGTATCGAGGGCCTTCTGCTTATCGGCCTCAGATGCACTGTCGCCAAGGTTTGCCGGTACGACGGGGAAGGTAACGCGACGGACCAGGAGCTCGATAGCCAAGAGGATCCCACCGATGATGGGATCCTCTGACATCTCCCGGAAGACGTGGACTGCTCGGTCGCCCTCGAGTTCCCGAAGATACTCGTTCTGGACGAGACCGCCCCACATGGGGAGCCCGGTTACACCGAGAACACCTTGCTGTGACTGGGGCAGTTCGGGCACTTTATCTCACCGGCTAAGAGGGACTAGTGGATGGAGTGTACCGAACCGGCTAAGTTAACGGTGGCGTCCCGGAGGAGGGGGCAACCGGGACGCCACCGACGAGGTCTACTGGTTCTTGGTGAACTTACCGCCAGTACCACGGGGTCGACTGGGAGCCTTCGCAGCCGCCCTCGCGGCTGCTAGGCCCTCCGGGTTCGTCGTCGCCACCATGATTGGGTCTGATGGCCGCTGCGTCTTGGACACGGCGTCCTGGATGAGGGCCTGAACCTCGGCTGCCTGCTCGGCCGTCAGTGTTCCGGAGATCGCCGGCTGAACGACGGCGTTAGCTTCCCGTTCATTGACGGCGGGCTTGACGATCGAGGTCATCTCCGTCAGCCGCTCCTCGACGCTCTGGTCGCCCTCTGACGTCCGGCCAAGGTTCGTCCAGAACAGCTTGTAGGCAACCGAACCGGTGATCGTCGACATCGCGATCGCGGAGATGGCCGTTGTAGCCGTTAGCTCCACACCGGAATAGATCACCCCGAGGATACCTGCCACGATGTACACGCCGAACGCGATCAGCGCGTTAACCTGCGGCGTGAACCCCGACTGCTTGACCAGCGACGCGATCAGCGGCACGAACGCGTAGATGATGATTGTTACGGGATCTTGCTCGAGCATTAACCGTTCTCCTCCACAGGCACTTCGTCATTCTTCGGACCGTCGTCCTCAGTAGCCGGGTCCGGATCCAGTTCGGACTCGTCACCGGGCTCAGGCCATGCCCCTCCGGGCTCCGGCTCGGTGTGAATCCTCGTGTCCCTTGTCCCCACGTGCAGACCTCCCTATGCTGCCCGTACGACGACGTTGGTCGAGCCGGGTTCGACATAACTCCCGGCTAGAACGCCCTTAAGGATGCGCGCCAACCGACGCTGAGTGTTGCCTGGCCACGGGAAAAACGTTGCCGCTGTGCATGGGGCGCTGGTGTCCTGCTCGAACCGGCGTGCCTCACGTTTAGTGATGACGCCGTTAACAACGGTGTAGAGCCAGAAGGAACCGGCTTCGAAGAAGGCGTTGTAATGGGACGGGACTGGTGTCGGCACCGACACACTGTAGACGTCGCGCGTAAAGGCGGCGTAAACTCGCCCATATCCAAGACGTTCGCCTGTTCGAGGACGGATGACCAGCTGCCCTGCTGCCTCGAAGAGGTGAGACCACTTCTCCAACGGCATCCAGTACGAGATCAGCGGGTCGCCGATAATCGGGACCTTATCCGTCTGTCGGTATCCGGCGATGATGGCGTGCCCGGCACCGAACGGCTTCTCTTCGCCGTACCCGTACTTGCGGAGGACGGATCGCTGCACCTGAACGATCGCCCACTGCCCTGCGCGGAGTCGTGCCATCGTGGTGTCGTCGGAGATGCCGTAGTGGACGTCGAGGTTGACGTCGCCCCCAGACATCTTGTAAAGGGCAGTATCGACCTGGCCGAGTGTCAATCCTGGAGAGTCGGGGTCGGGGTACGGCTCGTTTGTCGACCGACGAACCTGCGCCCCCGTGTAGGCGTACTTACCGCGACTGTCTGCGTCTGCTGCCATTGCGGCGCAATACGCAGTGCAGTTCTTTCCGCCATACGGGTCGAACTGGTTGATCTGCTGCTGGAGCCGAGGCTCCCGGTAGGTCATCCCGGTCATGTCATCATTATATAACAGGTCCCCAGCGAATGCCAAGACGTCCTTTAAGGGAGCAGGGCAGTCCGGATGGAGGAAGAACTGCCCTGCACGACGACGACTAGGTAGTGCCCCACGCTGAGGTCTTGTCGAACGACACGAAGCTGAGAGTGGTAAGCGGACCCTGAGGAGACCGGCCGTCGACAGCCTGGGCTACAGCGTCTCCCTTGTCCGGGGATCGTCCGAGGCGCGCCTTGATCTGGTCCTTAGTCTCGATCTGGACCTTACCTCGGGCCGTCGTACTCCAAGTCGGAGCGGTCAGGTCTCCGATGAGGACGTCATCCGGGGGAAGGGCCAAGGTGGGATGAAACGCAGGGTCGAGTGCCTCACGGAGCTTCCACCACGCTTCCGCCCGCCTGTTGATGAACCCGAGTTCGCGCGTGATGTCGGTCTTGTCGGACCCTTCCGAGCCGTTGAACGCATCCACCGCCAGTCCCTGGACGCGTACTGCGTCGACAACGCCCGTACCAACACCGATGATGTCGATGGTCGCGTACGCTTCCGGGGGTCGCGAAAGCCCTGCTGTCGCTGCTTCATCTGCCAGGATCCTCGCCCTCTTCAACTTCGCGGCGACCTTACCTGCAGTGTTCTGGGTGTCGATACGGCTGAACGACTCGATGTACGGAATGGAATCGTTACTGTACAGGGGGGCGAGGATCGTCATGTCGTCGCCCATATACGCAACGTCGACACCAATGTTCCGCAAGTAGACCTGCTCGAACATGACCTCTGGGTCGGGATGTCTCGGAAGAGACGTGCGGGTGTGCCTGTCCCGGGCGTAAAGCTCAAGCCACCGCTCGTTGGCCGATTCGACCCACGTCAGCGGGATGACGTTCGTAAGGGCATCGTCCGTAGCGAACTCACCGAGCACACGATTCAGGTAAGTCTGTGAAGTAGCACCCCACAGCTTCTTACGCTGCTCCGCCCACGCTGGGTTGATTCGACCGGAGTCAATGGCCTCCTGGAGAGTTACGTGCTTGACCCACCAGTCTTCGGTTCCGGGCTTACGGGTTTGGATCTCGTAGAATCGGCCTTCTGCTTTACCAGGTGTGGAAATAGCAAGACAGTACGCCTCACCCGTGCTGAGGGCACCCTCGATAGCGTCCCAGGTAGGTGTCGGTACATTCTTACCCTCGTCAATCACGTAGAGGATATGATCCGCGTGCGCACCTTCAAGGTTCTCGGGCTCGTCTGAGGCAATGGCAAAAGCGCTGCCGGTCTTGAGTTTGATCTCGAGTGTCAGAAGTTCGAACTTGGTGAACTTCCGGTGCTTGAGCTTACCAGCCCACTTCCGAATCTCAGGCCAGAGGAAGTGAGTCAGCTGGCGCCACACCGAGGCTGTAGTGACAACCTTCCAGTCAACTCCGCGCCGATCGCGCGTATCCACGAACCACAGGACCGCAATGGCAGCCATCGACGACTTGCCCAGTCCGTGGGGACCACGCTCACTAACGCGGTGATGTGTTGCCAAGTGCAAAAGGCACTCGGCCTGGTAAGGCGCGGGGTCCCAACCATCGATGTTCGCTGCCGCCCAGGCATTCGGATCCATCCACCACAAGTCAATGGGAGGATCCAGGAGGTCGGCAATCGAGCCAAAGACCGAACCGTGGTAACTTTCAGGTAGCTCGAACGGGCGAGCCTTCTTATGCGGAACCTCGGTTTCGAGCGCCGGCGCGGGGACGAACACAGTTAGTCGGTCCGACGTGGGTGCGTCGCGCGAACGCTGGCGCTAGCGAGCCGCGGCAGCAACCCACTCCTCGATCTCTGCTTCAGGGATCGCTTCCACTTCGATCTCGGGGGTCCTGTCGGTGAGCACCGTAGGGAATTGCTGACCCAGCGCCTCTGCGATACCTTGCGCGAGTGCCTCAGGATCGGTACCCTCGGCCATGGTGTAGTTCAGTTCGATCGCGCCGTTACCGCTTGCCTGGCCGCCGCCTGCCTCGGCAGTCTCCAGTTCGGCCTGGGCCACTGCGTACGCGTCCTTCTGGGTATCGGCTGGAGTGGAATGGACGGCGTCGACGTAGCAGATGACTGTCCGCCCCTCGTGCCCGTGGATCTTCTCGACGTCGTCCATCGACTTGAAGAGGACGGTAGTGGCTGTAGCGGTCGTCCACCGCATCGCCACTATGCCGTCGGAGTACTCGACTCCTTCGGCGACGTAGCCAGTACCCGAGCGTCCTGAGACGTCCTGCTGGCGGTCGAGATAGAATCGGCGCATCGTACGCGCCTCCTTACTTTGTGCTGCTTGCCGGCCCCTAGTAGGGCAGGAGGGAGACGTACTTGAGCCGAATAACGATCACGGCACTGTTCACCGAGTTGCCCGTGATCACCAGGCTCAGGCCTTCGTCGTTGGAGATGTACTTGTCGAGGGCGACCTGTTCGGTGTTGGTCGTGTGGCGGTTCTGTCCGTTGCCGCCGGTAAGGTCGAAGCCGTCCTCGTCGTTCAGGGCGAGATCCCAGTTCGCGGTCGGCGCAGGTGAGCCCGGGTTCGTAGCCACCTGGATCAGGCGCCCGTCGATACCGGGAACCGGGATAGCGGGGTACGAGCCATTACTGGCATCGGCGGTGGCGGTAATTGTGATCCGCCTGACCTGCCCAGTCTTGGTATGAGCGACTGTGTATGAACCGGCCACTGGGTTACCCCTTCACTTGCTTCACTGCCTGGACCGGTGCGGCTACCGCCACCGACTAAGTGGGCTCTGCCCGTTACGGCTATGGTTCCTGTACCCGCTACTTCAGCAGGTTACGCTGGATGGGGATGCAGGCTTCGCCTTCCTCGTGGAGGAGGCGGTCCATGTCATCGAAGCTCAGGCGGCACCAGCCTCGTTGTGGCCCCCAGTCGCCCCAGCTATTCGGAAGCCAAAAGCTCTTCGTCCTCACACTGACCGCTGTTGTGGCAATGCAGTGGTAGCCCATGAATTCGCCGGTGGGGTGGATGTAGCCCTCGGCGTCAGGCTCGTACATCCCGTCGTACCAGGCGATCCCTAGAACGGCAGGGCCTGCATAACCCACTGCAAGAATAAGGTCGTCGAGTCCAAAAGCCCACCGATATTCCTTGAAGTGTCCGAGCCCCTGGCAGACCTTTGCTGCGGCGAGGACACTGGACCCTTCTTCGAATGGGCCATCCGCTTCATGCCCCGGATACGCACCACCCGGCCACGGATCGATCTTCTGCGCTTCCCAGTAGATCTGTTCACGGGCATAGCGCGCTGTCACCTGCTGTGGGTTAGCCGGCTTCGGCTTCCCGAGCAGTTCGTGGGACCATCCGAACCCTGTGCACGCCCCTTCGTTGCCTTGATCCATCGGGAGTCCGCTGGGACCTCCGGTGGAACCCAAGGGGATGTAGGTACCGGGCTGTGCCCTGTCCAGGCCTGAGCGGCCTAGAGCCCAGGAGTAACTCCGTTGTCGGCGTGGGGCGCCAGCTGCGGCCAGGAGAGGTCGGATGGAATGGTCCAGGGATCGTGGGTCGAAGTGGATCAGGCGCCCAAGGCGACGATCGCGGACGGTTGTACCGTCGCGCATCTCCACTCCGTCCGTCGCGTCGGTGGTTGTGTCAGGGGGCACTGTTTGGGTTACTCCGTTGTTCCGCTTCTGCTTCCGCTGCTTCGGCTTGTGGGTCGTAGCGGTCTTCGGGTGGGTACCCGTTCTCGAGCAGTTCGGCGACCTTGGCCTCGATGAACGCGGCGAGCCGACGCTGGAGCACCTTTTGACGATTGGCTGCCGGCGTAAGGGTCGCCGAGCATGTGTCACATGTGCTGGAACTGGCAGATTGGGAACGATGGGTGAGTCCCGGCCCGCGCTTAGGGCACTGTTCGTCGGTGAACGTCAGTCCCTTCATGTCTCAGGCTCCCCTGCCCTTTCCTACCTGCCGTCTCCCGCCTGGTTGGTTAGACCTGGCCAGCCCGGCCAGCCCGGCCGCCGTCGAGCACACGAATCCCCAGGGCCGCCTGACGGGCCTGTAGACTCATCGTTGAGGGCGTGCTTGGGGTTGACGGGGTTGAGGGCGTGCTCGGTGTACTCGGCGTACTCGGCGTGCTGGGGGGTGTCGGGGACGTCGGCGGTGTGCTTGGCGTGCTTGGGGTCGACGCTGGCGTCCGCGTCGTCGACGGGGTCGACGGGGTTGAGGGAGCCCTCGGAGTAGTAGGTG